CCCTCATCGTCGAACTTCATCTCACCTTCTGTACCGGTGAGGTATGCTTTCTTGGTCTTGTTGTACGGCTCACCCATCGATGACTTGAAATTCATCTTATCAATGAAGCGAACACCGGGAATGCCGTTCACGGTGGCCTTGTCTGACAATGGTTCAAGCACACCGAGTGCATCTTGTGGCAGCGCCTCGAGAATGTCGTCAGTGTAGGCCTGTGCAATAGCCTTCATAGTGGAACCACTCAACGACCCATACTTCTTCTGGGTCGAGTCCACTAGCGCATGCCGCCAGGGACGATAATCGCGCAGCTGAGGGGCGGTGAAATCTACTTCCCATTTGCGCTCCTTCAGGATGTGTGGTCCCAAAAGAGTTGGTCGCACCTTCGATCGTGATGTCACTGCAATAGCGGAGTAACTTCCGTAGACGTTCAGTGATCCCTCCTCTAGCCAACGGAGAGGAGACCTCTGACGCAAGTCAACCAACATCTTGGGTCGGCTATCGGCATCAATGACAGGCGCGGAGCATTGGACGACTGGCATGTCAAAATGCTTCAGAGCGACTTCGACGATTTCTGTGTCGATTTCTGTCGCCCACACCGAACCATGCACGTTACCCAAAGCGTGAATGCCAACAATCGCAGTGACTGGTTGGTGGACAAACAGAGGTGAACCGCAATCTCCAACGACCGTAGCGTCATCGGTCCATCCCGTCCATGTGTTGAGAGTGGTGTTCAATTCTGGGACTTCCTTGACGCTCTGCACTGCGCACTTCACCTTGCGGATCTTAGTCGCGATGCCTTTTGTGCGTGTGACATATGTGGCCGTATAGGCTCCTCGAAGTGTCGGAACACGGATCAACTTTCGCAAGTCTCTTTTCGTTTCCCAACTGTGCACCTCAAAGAACGCTAGGTCTCGTTCGACCACACGAAGAATGTCCACCTGGCGCAACTTGAACACTACGTTGGTTGAAGCCCCCTGCACGTGGGGCATCACCGACAAAGTGACTTCGAGATCTCCCTCCGAAAACAAGGTGTGGTTGTTCGTCATCCAGAGGTGCCCGCATGGGCTGAACGTGTTTCCTTCACGTGCCTTAATGCCATTGGACACCTTGATGCGAGCAGTGTTGCGCTCAACCACCTTGATGATTTGGTCGTGAGAAAGGCTCGCAAAAGAAGCGCTAAGCTCGGACCGATCAATGGACGAAGTCTGGTAGTCGTCACGCTTCCAAACGTTAACACGCTCAGTCTTCTCGAAGTGGTCATCGGCCACAGACTGACGAAGCCCCTGGACCTTGGGAACGCGTGCAGTCACCGACTTGTAAAGTCCGTACGTGGTGATCATAGCGGTGGCAGCAGCCAATCCTCCCACAACCATCTTCCACCGACGGTTCATGTAACAGGACTGAAAGGCGTCCGCCAGCCACACGTAGTACTCGCTGCGTTCGCTAGTGTACCATCTGAATCCACGCAAAAGCAACTTTCGCGCCAAGGACCACTCCATGACGGCATTAGTCGCTCGTCGGACGAAGCGAGAACGCACATAAGCGCGCAAATACACATCAGCGCACCAATGGATGGCTTTCATCACACGTCCTGTGTTCTTGCGCCCCTGGATGCGAAGAATCTCTCCGAGAACGTCAGCCATGTCGGCGTCTGAGCTCTGGACCACCACTTTAGCATCCTGCACCACCTTGACTAGAGCGGTGAACTTACGCAGAACAACATCGTCTCGGCTGACGGTCGTTGTCATGGCGTAATTGTGCACTCCATCGTTGTGCGGTACAAAATCGTACAACCAGGTCTGACCGTCTGCTTCCACCATGCGAGAGAACTTCTCTCCCACCTGATAGCCTTGAGCAATCTGGTATTCACGAGTCTGGAGACCGTAGTCGCGCACCATGGTGCACACACACTTGTGTTCCAGTTGACAACACACACGACACAGGTTGAAGTCCTGCATGGCGAGAATGCCAGCACCGG